TTATATCCCATTGTTTATCCTTTACCATGTTTTTATCATATTTTTTATGTCGTCAAGTCCAGTAACATCATCAACGATTGAATAATCTTCGTTGCCTGTTCTTTCATAGCTATCCTTTGTAGACTCTACAAGCGGGAATGAAGACCAAGTTTCCATATTATCGAACCCCCATGGTGAGATTATACCAGCTTCTATCTCTTCTTTTTCTAATTCAGCCATAGCATCCCTTTGTTCTCTTTGTTGCTTTCTCAATTCTTCTTGTTTTTCTTCAAATTCAAGCGCAAGTGCTTTTGCCGTATATGTGTTTGTTGCTTCGACTGCAAGCTGTGCCATCTGCATAAAGTTATCAAGGGAGTATTGCTTAAGAATAACAAGCATTGCTACTCTAAGTATAGCTGACAATAATGGATTGTCTACAATGTCGTTTATTAGCATCATTGCCAACATGGCAACTGTTGCTGTAATAGCTGACATAAATAATGCTTCAGTAAAAGGAACACTGGCACCATCCGTTAATGCAGCCAATACAATTGAAACAACAAATAGAACAACTGAGAACCAACGGCTCTGATACCATTTTGTTTTTATAATATCTATATATGAGACACTTACTATTGTAACTTCTCTAATTAGTCTCTCTCTTCTAAATAATGGTACTTTTCTCATACCATTTTTTGTTAGTGGAAATAGAACAATATCAGAATAGTCATCGTCTGTTCTAGGTGGAACTAAATTTGTACTTATCAACCCAGCATATTTAAGTTCTCCACCATCGTACCACCTTCGCAGAGTACCTAGTACTTGTACAGCCTTACCTCTACCTGTCAGAGCATGAAGAGTCTCAGGCTCATACAATACTATTTCGCCATATGTAGGGTTGGCTCCTCTTGTAAGCTGTACTCTTACCCTTAGTGCAGATATTCCATAAATATCATATGACATTATATTCTTGCGCTGTTCTATTACTGGATCACCATGAGTTGGATCGGGTAACAGCATAAATTCTATATCACTAAGACCATCGTGGAACAAGTGTATAACATCCACACTTGCATCATATTTTCTTTTCCTTCCTGATGTTCTAATATCTCCACTCCTTATCCAATGTTGCCAATCAGAAAATCCAGTAACAAACGTCATGGCTTCCATATTAGAGGCTGGAGATACTTCATACATGTATGATGTTGGTGGAAACTCTGGTCTTGCTGGAAATGAATCTCCCTGGGGTCCATTGTATGTTATTCTAGGTAGAAACTCTAGCATTGAAAAATACCATGCTATAGATGATGCCTCATCAAGAAACTTTACAGATGTAAACATTCCAATATTTACATCTGTTTGTTTATTCATATCTTGTCTACCAGAGACCCAATCTTCATGCACTTTAGTGTAATACGCATCAATAGTTGGATATTCTTCTTTTAATTGATCTGAATGTCTCCAAGCTTGTGCATATTTACGGAATGCAGGATCTGTTGGCCCAGTGCCAGGATCTTCTGGATCTATTAATTGTTCCGATATCTCATCCATATCAATACCAATAGAGTCGAGTACCCTTTTCGGTCCAAAATAAGCTGGATCAGATCTTGGAAGTTTGTAGTATCCATCAGGATGAGAATCATCCTTCAATGTAATTATTGGCATAAAGTCAAGATCTATTTCACCATGTAATGGGGCATGTGAATCAGTAGTACCATTAAGTACACGAAGAGCAAGATTATAGATACCAGCCTTTCTTCTGAATTGCCTTATGTTCTTCGTGTTTCCGCCTAATATATCGAATAAAATATATTCACCAAGATCAATGTCTGCAACACCACCCTGCATAATAACTTCACTGATATATCTTTCATCATGAGGTCTTTGCTCAGCCACTTGTGCAAACTGAGCATCACCTACTACTATATCAGCCATCTACTTAACCTATATGCCGGCTTTTGTAAGAGCATTACCAAGGTGTCCTATGGCATTATTACCATACAAAGTACTTATGCTACTTTGGGTTGGATCTTCTGCAATTTCACTTGCTTGTACTGCCCATGCATTCATGAATGTCTTAAGTGTATCATTTCTATTCCTATTGTCGAAGCCCTTAGCCTGTTCCTCATACAAGTGTGCCTGCTTTCTTGCAACCTCTTCTTGTTCAGTTTCAAGTGATCTTTTTGATTCTCCATTTAGAACCAACTCTGAAGCCTGCGTGCCTTCAAGGTTTCTCTTGGAATATCCACTCAAGCCAAGCTCTTCCGCTTGTACCTTGTTGAGCTTACATTGAGTGTCAACGAGTGTTTCATTTTTACAAGTAAGATTAATCTTTGCTTGCTCATGATACATTTGTTGCATAGTAAGCATTCTGTTTATGTTGTCATTTGCTAACATCATTTTTTCTTTTGATGCAACAAATCTTGACTCTGTTTTTATCTTCGCAGCCTCTTCGTATTTGATAACTCTATCAAACGCTTGAGTATTTTTGAATTCTGTATTCTGCGTACAAATAAAGTCTGTTTCAGCTATAAGTTTGTTTGCCTGTCGATATGTGACCGCTCTATCAAATGCACCATTCTTTCTGAGTTCTTCTTCTTGTGTGGCAATAAGTTGTGTTTCATTTTTAACTTTATCTATTTGTTCAGCAAGAAGTCTAATCTTCATTTCAGTCTCTAATATTTGAGCCTGAACCAAGGTGCGTTTTACTTCACCATCTAGTTGCATTTCTTCTATTTGTGCTGATACCAGATCAGCCTCAATTCTTGTTTTGAACTCACCAAGAACAAATCCATTTGCTTGAGTCATCATATTATCTTGCATTTGAACAAAGGCATTTGCGTATTCTGCACCCTTTATTCTGCCAAGATTATATTGTATATCTATTTGGTTGTTTCCAGCTCTCATATACTTATCGAATTGTCCTCGACCAGTAACTGGGTCTTCTTCGGTAACAATCCCTATTTCTTCAGCTGGATCTGGATTAGAGGGGTCTCCATGTGGATAATTGAGCCTACCAGATGTGTCTACATCAAGAGGGGTAGTCCTATCTGGAACTACAATATAGGTTTCTGTTGCACATGATATATTTGGAACTATAGACCACCGAACAGGTGTTTGCGGGGTACCATATGGACCAACGTCCAATATATCAAGATTCCATACACATTTATGCCCTAGGTCACAACTTTGTTTTGGATCTGTGCATGTTTCGTTACACTGGTTACTACAATTAGCCATTTATTATCCTTATTCAATGATTAGTCATCACCGATTGCATGTCTGGCAGTCTGATCTCTAGCGAGTTCTTCAAGTTCTTCTGGTGTAAGTGCAGGAAGAACCTCTATTGTATATGCTTTTATAGACTTAGCAACTTGTGTCATTTGACCATTTATTTTTTTATTTATAAATGTTGTACACATTTTATCTTTAAGTACATTGTATACGATTTTTGGAATATGATATCCTTCCTCCGTATTAAACTGTACATACTTAGTGATGTCTCCAACGACATCATTACCAGCAGTAATGAGTTCTCCTGGCCATGCAGCCTTCATTGGATCCTTGCATGTTACATTTACACGAACTAGAGCCATGGCCTCTCGACGTGCTTTCAGTTTTGCTTGACCAATGGTTAATCTATTCTCAGCAGCTTCATTGCTTTTTGATGCAAGATTAACTTCCATATTGGCTGTCATTTTTGCTTTTTCTTGTTCTAGTTTTTCTTCATATTCTTTTTTGAGTCTAGCTTCAATTTCTTCAGCAGTTTCGCTTGTTGGTTCTGGTTCTACCTTGCCACCGGCCTCAACATATGCATCATTTGCAACCTTTTCATTTTTTAATTCATTGACTGCAATTTCTAATGCTTCAGTTTTAATGTTTTTTGGAAACTCAAGTCCAAGGTTCTTAGCCTCACTTAAAAGTTCTTCTCTTTTTGTCATCATTAAATCCTTAATTTGTTATTTGGTTTTAGGCTAATGCCTTACAGAACCAACTGTCGTAGTTGGCTCTAAAGACACTAAGACGTAGGAATCTCGTAGAGTTTTCCGTTAGTTGCCCAGTTATATCTTGTTCCTTCATTGATACCATCACCTGCGGTATTGTCACCGTTGGTTCCATCATCAGTGTTTACATCAGCCCATGCAGGATTGTTTTGGATAGTGAGTCCAACTTTAGCAACAATAGCTGCCTTTACTGCATCGACATAGTTGTTGTCAATTTCTGTTTCTTTGATGTTTGCAAATGCAGTTCCTTTTGGTGATACTTCAAAGAAGAATCTTGTACCTACACTTTCAACATCAACAACAACACAATCTCTGTCCAGTGCACCATCAACAAGTGCTCTTACTTTAATTTTTGTAGTCGCCATTATTTATCCTTATTCGTTTTTCTTTTATTGGATTCTGGTTTGGTTTTAACTATTTTTTGTATTGGGAGCTTTCCAGCTTTAGTAATTACTTTATCTTTAAGTAGTTTTTTTACAGAAGCAATTATTGTCAGATGCCCAACTTCTTTTTTAACATAAATAGTATTATCACTATAAACTCTTATAATCGTAAGCCCATCAAGGATTCCATTGATTGTAGAGTTTTCATTTTCAACATTTACTATGTTTAATTTACCATCATTCATCTATGCTCCTCACATATATATCACCGACACAAGGTCGGTGAATATCTTAGATTTCTGCAACAGTTTTATAGATTGCAATTCTCTCAGGACGGAGGACCATGAATCCATAGTACCATTTGATAGAATAGAATCCAGTCTCACCATAAGGATCAAAGCTAGTCACATTGTCACTAGGTGCTTTATGATTTATTTTCCATTTTACAGATTTTCCATTTGTCTGGAAACCAATAGTTGTAAAGGATTCAGAACCAACAGCCAACATAGGATAGATATCATAGTGACCACCAGTTGCTCTATATCCTGCATTATTCGCAGTTTCTGCTGCTCCAGCACCAGCCCAGTGGAACATCTCAGGTACAAGAATGAATCTGAATTGATCAATGGCTCCGACTTCACCTACGGCAAGTGTTCCAGCAGCTGCATAATGTCTTGCATCTACAAATGCTTTTTCATTATGCAAATCTTTCATTCTTCTAAGCATAGGAAGAAGTTCAGAACCAATATACATGTATCTAGCATTATCAATAGTTTTAGTATCGATAAGTCTTGAACCTGTAATCAGTTTTGTACTCTTTGGAGACTTGTTGTTATCAAGTGCAATTCCAAGCTTCATGAGGCCTTCATATGTGGCAAGAGAAATGACAGCAGTAGACTCTCCAGTAATATCGCTATCTTGAGTAGCAGTACCACCAAATCTTACAACACCAGCAGAATTGAGCAAGTCAATTTGTAGTTGTGCTTCAGTAATTTCATTTGCACCCCTTGTAGATTCTCTACGGATATGCATTTGCAGTTGAGCATCAGTATCGAAGTCAAGTGACTCTTGGTTATATTCATCGAAGAATCCAAATTTAGCCATTGTGCCTTCTACCTGGATTCTTTTAAATCCAACACGGTTTACTCTACCACCATGCTCAGTGAGCGTAGGAAGTTTCCCTGCAATAGTACCAATATCTTTACTGGAACCATAGAGGTTTCCATTTGCAATTGTTGCACCTGTTGCGTCAATTCCCTGGTCATTGATGTTTCTGTCATCAAGAAGAGGCAGATATAGATACTGCTTAATTTTTTTTCCAAAATGCTTTGGGATTGATGTAGTATCAGCTAACTGTTGGAAGAACTGCGTCTTCTTCATTTCTGTTAGTGCTTTTTTCTCAAAGTAGTAAGTATTAATCTGTGGTCCAATAGAACTGTTGGTTCCATCACCGTAAATTCTCTCTGAGTCGTTTGTTGCTTCGTTAAATGCTCCAGATACTGAATGCGTTCTCAGAAGTTCAGCCTGGGATAATTTAAAAAATACCATTTTATATTCCTTCTAAATAATGTCCAATCCAAGTTCTTTAAATTTTTTATCAAAGTCTTCATCACTCATATTAAAAACTTCACTTGGATCATATTGTTTTTTGCTAGGAGTCTTTGAGGTTTTATTCCCAGACATGCCAAGCTTTTTGCGTTTTCGTTTTCCGTTGTCTACATTGGTTTGGTTATTTTGGTTTGCAGTTTGCTGCTCCTGTTGTACAGGGGCATTTTGCCTTTCTGCATTAGCCATTTCTTGTACTGTCATAATGTATAGCTCCATATCACTGATGCCAGGAGGAGCCATTCTCATGTCTTTTTTATACTGTACATTTTCCATAACAACATCATATATACCACTTTCTATGTCTGCATTAAGAGCAACTATATAATCTGGGTTCTCAGAGATTATTTCTCTTGACTTGTGATCGAACTCTTTAGTCATCACTTCAAGTGTTCTTCCCTGTGCCGGACTAGATTCTATTGAATTTAATGCTTCATTTATCTCAACTTCACGTTCTGAGACAATATGATTTTGTGGTTGATATTGCTTTCCCTGCTCGATGACATCTTCATCAGCAAGATCGATAGGATCAATCTTAGAGTCTACTATTAATTTTTTTATTGCATCTGGATTGCCGTGTGAAGCTTCAATCAGTAGATTAAACTTTTCTTCATCTCCAAGCAACCCTTCCTTGTCAAGTGTTTTGATAGTTTGCATATGCGGTCTCATATACTGCATCTTCTTATTGTAGTCGATTCCCATCTCAACAAAATTCAATGCATGCGCAGGACTTTTTAGCTTTACCTCTCTACCACTTGCTTTTATTGGATTTGCAAACAAAAGATCATACACTTCCTTTTGCATTTGTTCTGCATCTCCAGATTGATCCATATTTCCATTATTAGGTTGGTCTTCGCTTGATTCAGTTAATTGCTCCTGTTCAGCAGATGTTTCTTCGGCCGGTTCCTCTTCATTAGAACCAACGCTCGTTTCATCTTGAACAGTCTCATCACCATCATTACTTCGATCATCGCCTACTTCTTCATCTTCAACATTATCGATGAAGTCTTCTTCTGTTAATTTTTCAAATTCTTCATCGCTCATACTTAAAGCATCGGAGCCATGTATTGAATTGTCCTCTTCACTATTATCTTCTACTTCACTATTTTCTTCAGTTGTAACATCTTCTTCTGACATTGAAACTGACATTGCGAACAAAGACTTAGCAGTTGAAATACTGTAATCGATCTCTTTCATTATGTCTACTCCATATCCGTTGATTCGTTTCTTAACTCTTCGAGTGTATTTTCAGAATTAGCAATTTGTTGTTCCATCTGATTTCCAAAAGTTAGGACATTTCTAATATATTGTCTAAGTGCTGAAATTCCAATCATATCACCTCTAATAGCTTCCTGCCGTTCGTCACTGGCAAATTCAGGATCAGTAAGTAATAGAACCAACCTGGAAGCTTCATCTTTAAAGTATTGCTCTTCGATTAATTCCTTGAAAAGAGGGTCCTTAATGAGTTTGAGCATCTTATCTCTCTTGTCAACTATCTCTCTAGCATTGGAGATTGAGATTTCAATTTGTTTTTCAGCTATTTCTTTCTCGTTCATCTGGTTTTGTCCTTGTAGTTTGATTTTTAATGTTTGGTTTAATCTCATTATAGCATAAGAAAATATTAAAGTTGTCTATTAACTAAGCTATCAATAAGATTTTCTTTTGGCGTATCCATTCCTGGAAGAACGTTTGGCGGTGTTTTTTGATAATGGTTGTTTGCATTAAACACCTTTGGCTTATTCTCTTTTTTTACTATTGGATTCTCCTTGTCGAAGAATGCATCAGCAGTCTTCTTCCCTATCTCATGATTGAATGACTGATCTGCTTTCTCCATATCTTGTGAATGTTTAGTTCCATCTTTTTCTTGTACAAACTTGAGATCAGTCATATCGGCTGTAGAATCAAGTGCTCTTGCTTTAGCAAGTTCTGTCTGTGCCTTAGCTGACTTGAGCTCTGTATCTGCTTGGTTCTCATCGCCCTTAGCCTGTTCATTAGCTACTTGTGCTTCAAGTAATGCAACTTGCAATTCTTTAACCTTCTGGTCCATAGGATCTGGCTCTGGCTTATATTCTTCTATTTTTTGTGCAAGTCCAGGCATCTTTTTGAGTCTTGCAATTTTCCCAAGAATGATTCCTTGCAGGGACGGATCCATATTTGGTCCTATTGTCTGCAACATAAAACCGAGATCTTGTGCCTGTTCATTATCAACCTCTGGAGTCGAAATAGAAAGCTTAAGGTCATAATCTCCAGATAAGTTATCTCTCTTAATTTTAACCCACTCTCCGTCCGTTGTTCTTAGTACCTCTTCATCGCTAAGATTTACTGCATTCATTGCAAGTATCTTTTTGCCCATCTCAACGATTCCTGTTGACAATCTTCTTATTATTCCAAGTTCTCGCTTGGCAGTAGCATCAGATGCCGATCTGACAGCTGTTGCACTTGTCCCCATAGTGTTTGCCCCTGTAGAGTTTGCAAACGGCCTAGAGCCCGACAGGGCTTCTGAATCAGCTGTTTCATGCTGTATCATCTCCATGGCTGATCTAGGTATCTCTGGAAAAGTTGCCATCCAAAATGCTTTGCTTGGATCAATATCTGGATTGAATATAAAGTCCTTCCCTTGCTCAAATCTTATTTTTTGCGCAGGATCAAGAGCATTGGCAGATATTCCTTGCTGTGAGTTTGCAGATTTACCCATAAGGTCAATCATACCTCTTGTTATGGCACCTACAACTGCCTGCTGATCTTCTGTCAATACAGCATCTGGCTCACCGCCATATACATCTCTACGCTTTGGCAAATATATTGCTTTTACAAACGGTGGCTTTTTGTCTGGAAAGGGATTTTCCTCCAGTCTAATCATTGTAGAACCGACCCATGCAGCTACAATAGGGACTGTTGTTCCATCACCATCAATATCCCAGTACCCCCAATACTCGGTGACATCAAGTTTCTTTCTTGGTTTATCATCAAATTCGAATGAAGATTCATGTACAGTCCGATCTATATCACCAATAATGTCATCATCACTCAAGTCATAAATAGCATCTATA